TTATCTAATGCATTATCAAGTTTCTTAATATTAGTCTTTTGACGTCTATCAGAAGATGAACTACTTACAATATCACCCCCAGCATGAATCTCACCAAATGCACTAATAGCAATGGTTGATGTATTAGATTCTACAACATGTAATTTATAACCCGGATCAGTCTTGTTAATACCAACATTACCAGACGAACTAATTCGCATCTTCTCTTCATCTACCATGTTTTCATGTACATGGAAAGCCATGAACGCATCAATATGAAGATCATCATTAGTCCAATCCTGCTCTCTACCTACTTTTATCTGTCCTGCAGTATCTTTAAATGCTCCACTATTCCTAGACAGCCCAAAGCCTAATGAAACCGTTTGGTTGGTTCCTGATGTGGCATCTTTATTTGAGACAACAACTGGTACAGCGCTAGTATTCACACTCTTTGTAACATCTAGATTTTGTTGTGGGTCGGTTGTTCCAATACCGACTTTACCACCATCTTTAACAATAAATGTAGTTGTACCGCTATCTTTTAAAACTAATGGCGAACCAGTTCCAGTACTATTAACTACTATACCGTCAGAGTTAGTATCTTGATGACCGTTAAGTAACGTACCAGCGCTACTCACCGGACCACATGATAATCTTACTACATTTGATGTTCCAGAATCACTTACAATGTGTAATAGATGGTCTGGGTCAGCTGTATTAATACCGACACTACCATCACCTTTAACGCAAAATGTGGGCGCAGCAACTGTGCCCGAAGTATCTACTCCAAGTGCTATCTCATCTGAATCAGCTTGCTGTATGTGCACAACCGGCTGTGATCCTCCTGAAGAGTGTAATTGGGCGAATGAGACCATTTGCCTTGTCGCGGAAGCAACATTCCTATTAACACCAAGGCCTCTTCCCGTTCCTGCTTGAGTCAACTGAACCAAGGTGTTCCCGTCATTAGTCGTTGCTTCAACGTCCAATGTAGATGTCGGTGTAGGTTTCCCGATGCCTAATCTAACATTAGTATCATCAAAAGTTAAATTAGCATTACCGCTTAAAGTACTACTATTGTTAAACTGTATAGCTCCATCAGCACCGCCTGGAGTTACTAGTCCAACTTCTCCATCTTCATTATAAAGTTTACCAGTAGCAGAAATATTACCAACAACTGATAATTTTTCTTCAATATTATTAGTATCAACAACTCCAATTCCAACGTTGCCTGATGTTTCATTATAATACATTGCTGCACCGTTAAAGGCGCTAGAATCATTATACTGAAATTGTTTATCAGAACCGCCAGGTGTACCGCTTCCGCCACCTCCACCTCCAATGGCGCTACCTGCTGAATAAACTGTTCCGGTTGCAGATATACTACCTATAACAGTAAGTTGGTTATCTGGATCTGTAGTAGTACCACCAACTGTTAATTTACCGTCAATAGTTGTATTAGCTTTGAGACTAGCACTATTTGTAGCAACGTAATTCCAGTTACCGCTGTATGTATTAAGAGTTGTTTTAGTATTATCATAGTCAGCACTATTTGCTTTAAAATCTGTATGTGTTGACTTAAAATTTTGTATTTGACCTGTAGTAACTGCATCTACGGTGGCACCAATAAGATCTGATGCAGACAATGCAACCGTGCTTAGAGAAGTAGTATTTACTATAAGCTCTTCTTGTCCAGTTACTGTGTAACTAGTGCTAGGATTATGTAATTCGCTGATCTTAGGCATTGTATATTATTATTTATTACCCAGTGTGTATCTCTACACCAAGTTCTGTTGTTATAAACCCGCGGGCTTCAGTTATAAGCTCTGTTGTTGCAACTCCGGAACGTATGAAATAACTTTCATTTCCGTTATTATTATTAAATACTGCAATATCAAAAGAAACTTCAATATCTCTACTTGTTGCGGATAAAGGTAATTTAAAGAGTAAATAGCTACTATTGTTAGTATACGGGAAAGGAGTTTGAGTATCTGGATCTATAGTGTTAGGTACACCTAAATCATCAGTATCGTAATATGTACCTAATTTAATAATATTATCTGCTGCTACAAAAACACCACTCACACCGGCGGTAGCAGATAATTCTGTTCCTGCAATTGAAGCAACTGCTTCAATAGCGTTTGAGGAACCTTCAACACTTACTTCATCTTTATAACCATCTTCTTGAGAAACCGTAAGTGTAGGGAATGATCCTACATCCAGATTATAAATGTTAATATCTGGTTTGACAATAGCTATATTTTTTACTGTATATGGTTGATTTAAAGAATTATAGTAATAATTTAAAAAATAACTTTTATCACCTTGATCTTTTGCTTTTAAAGACACAAGTGCAACATTATCTTTTTTATTAATTTTAAATTGAGGTTTATCAATATTTGATATATTAAACTTCTTTGATGTGCCTGATAAACTATATCCTTCAGTTTTTAATTTTTTAAATTGCTCTTTACCAGTACCACTTAAAATATTAAGATTAGTTAGATCATTACTATCTATATTAATTTTTTTAATGACTGGAAAAATAATTTTTCCGTACGTATTTGAAAAATAATCTGCAACTGTAGTTTTACATAAGTATAGATCTTTTTTAGTCTCATCATACCAAGGTTTACCTATTTGCTCTAACCCTCCACCAGCAGAAAGAAATATTCTACCAGGGAGCAAGCTCTTATATGTATCTGTTTCATAATTATAAGAGTATTTTTCTACGACTTGATATGTGGGCGTGGTAATAATTAAAACATTATCAATGAGATCAAAATCAATTACATTATTATTAATCTCCTCTAAAATATTTGTATTATTATATTTTATAAACACAGCGCTAAGTGCAGCTGATAGATGATCTGTTTTACTTGTATTATAGTTTCTATGATAAAGTTTACCTTGCTTGCTTTGCTTAGTATAAAGATTCTGATAGCTAGTTATAGTCTCTGTAAGAGTCTCATATATTGTTATACGCTTTGATCCTTGATGATTAAAATATTTGACTTTAAAATCATCAAACTCAGTTCCGGCTAAATGTAGTGCGTTAAAATCTGAAATAGGTGTACCAGAAAGATTGTCAATCTGTTCTTGCGTTTTTCTTATAATGTGAGTATCTTTGTGTAACGCAAAATTATTACCAAATAGGTCTGTTCTCCATTCTTGAATATAATCTGAACCAATTAAAAGATCATCTTCTCTCTCATTAACATTAACTGTTAACCCTTCAAATGAATAAACATCATCGTTCGCCCAAACATCAGCCTCTTCTCCTGACCAAAAATCTATACTATCAATAGATCTTGAAACACCTTCAACATCTAAGTTAAGTGTTTCAGTTCTCGATTGGTAAGGGTAAAATCTTTGATAGGCATTTTTATTACTTGGTATACCATAAGCACCGTCATTAGCTTTACTAAATTTAATTATTTCATTATTATCAGTAAACTTATAAGGAGCGTTAGGTGTTTCTATAGCATCTGGTGCTGGAAATACATATAAAGTATTAGGTTGTATTTTATCTAGATCAATCTCTGTTATTAAATTAACAGACTCAAATTTAAGTAATCCTTGTTTATCAGGAGAAAAGAAACCTCCGCGCTCTGTAGCTAGATATGTTTCTGATAATACGGGAGCAGTAGCATGAGAACTATAAATTGCATTTAATAAGTTTGCTCCTACGTTTTCAGGTTTAAAAAGGCTCCCTGTAACAAATGTTGTAGAAGTTGTACCAGCAGAAAGGTAGTTATATCCTGAACTATTAAATTTTTCAAATAACTCTTTTTGCTGAGTCGATATTAAATCTTCTAAAGTTTTCGATGCACCTACAAAACGATTAATATCAACATCATTTATATCTACTGTATCATCTGTATTTAAAACTAATGTAAAATTATCAGATGTAGTAATACTGTCTGATATATCGCTAGCTAATGAAGTAGGAGATGATTCAGCAACAAGATCTGCTATCATATCTTGCACTGCAAGATAGACATTGCTATCAATTTCTTCTGTATTATATGCTTCGTTATTTTTTGAATTTAAATAAAATTGATGCTCATCATATAATTCATTAACATTAATTTGAATAGAATTAGAAGCTGCACTAAGCGTGGGTATATTAGCATTAGGATACTTATCAGTAAAATCTTTATTATTTAATAAATCAAGTATAAGATCGGTAACTAGAGCTTTAACTCCAAGTACACTACTCTTAAGGTTATGTTTAACCTTTGTATGTTCAATGTTATGACGTTCTGATTTATAATATTTTGTTATCTCTTTAAGCTTTTTAACATAAAAAGGAATTATAATATCTAAATCTTTATTTGAATTTAAATCTATATTAGATAAAAATCTTTTTTCATCATCTGTTGTATATCTAAGAGCGATTTCTTCAAGAAAATTACGATAAAGTATTTTGCTTATAGATGGTAAATTATTTTCTTTGGTTGTTTTTGCATTTTCATACCATTCTTTAACATAAGAATTATATCTATTAAAAATATCAACCGTATCAAGATTGTTATAGCCTTCTATACGTAAAAACTCAACATAAGAGAGAGGCATTCTTTCTCCAGATGTTGTTGTTACTAATGTTTTTATATTATCAGGCATATAAAATATTTATAGGTTTGTGGCTGAGACAGTGTCTTGGAATAAATCTAATCCTTTACGTATTTCATGTTCAATTACGAGATCAATAACACCATCACTATCAGTATCCCAAACTGATAGACTGCTATTACTTCTACTAAGCGTATTATTACTATTATTCCAATCTATAACATTATCTAAAAATGTATCATTATAAATTGGATTGTATTCATAAAAGTTATTATAACCAGATATTTCTAATCCTGTTAGAGCAGTATTAATACCCCACCCCCAGTTTGCTTGATATGCACTTAGAGGGTACTGACTATATAACTCAGTGCTGCTATCATAAACTGCATTAGCTGTTAACGAGCTGTGTAAAGAGACATGCATTGTATTAACTTTACGATAACCGTCATTAAACAACTCATTAATAATAATTGGAGTACCTGCTGAGACTATATAACTCTCAACACTTAATTTATTTCCTAAATTAACAGCCACGCCGGCTCTATCAGTATTTTGAGTATTAAAGTCTCTATCAAATTTACTTAACCCGCCCCATAGTTTACTATGGGATATAGATAATAAGTCCATTGCTCTCTTAACACTTGCAGGATAGTTGTAATTGTATCTATCTATCTTGTGATTAATCTGTTTTGCTATACTTTGTAATTTATCTATATTGCATGTTTCGATATCTACATGATTATCAACAAAATTTGCAATTTTTTCGTATATTTTATTACCAAGTTCATTAGGATCAGAATCTGCAGTGCCAACTATACCGCCCATGAATTGGTCAAAAAAGGTATCAAAATCTAATAAAAAGTCTTGCTGTCTATAAGACTTAATTGTCTCACTTGGATCAAAATTTTCTTCTATTTTTCTCAGTTTATAAGCACCACCTGTCGGGTTAATAGTAAATGTATTAGTACCAGATAGTACCGCGGCTCCACCTAAGTTAGCATATTTGTTGTACCATCTATACCCTGTCCAATCTCCAAAAGATTGATAATATTCATGATCAACACTGTTAGGTATTTCTGATATACTTGATAATGCTAAATTACGGGTAGGTAAGAAAGTTATATTTTGTTTTTGATTATTAATAACCCATACACGGTTACTAAAGTCACTGGCTAAACCAGTAAGATATTGTTTAGTTTCATAATCAATGGCTGTATTACCTGAAACAGGTGCAAGATTAGCGGTATCAACTACAAATCTACTACCCTTAATATATGTAACATCTTTTATTTCTTCGACAGTAGAGACATCATGCGTTAACCAGACGTTTTTAGCATTGTCAAATGTTATGTGGCTTGGGTTATAAAATCCGGAAATTTTTGTTACAGTTGTGTCAGACGGATCATTGGTTACATAACCGACAGTATCACTATTTGCAAATTGAAACTGAACGTCATATTTTGCATCTGCATTAGAAGGTAGACTATTAACATCATCTGAGTGGGTATGTACTGTCCATGAGCTTTTATCAGCGGCAACTGATTTTATCAAATATCCGCCGTTAAAAGGTTTAGCATCATAAAAATAACCACGCACAATAAAGAGTTTATCAACTTCGATCTCACTACTAATAGCTTGTAAAGTTGTGCCGGAAGCTTCAAACTTAAATTCGTTATTTTCTACAGACGCTGTTAATGTATCTGTATGTGTTGTTCCTGTTCTTACTTGATCATACGTGGCAAACCATACTTTATTTTCAGAATCTACGGCAATATCAGTTATACTCGTACCTGGGTCCATTGCAACTTCTTTAGTAAGCGTAAAGTTGTTTGCAGACTTATTTACTGTAAAGAATTTTAAAGCAGCACATAATGGATTAGAATATGCAACCCATAAGTTGTCATTTTTATCGCAATCCAAAACATATGGCTCTTCTGGATTATATCCGCCAAATCCAGATAATGTTACATTATTAGCATATGAAGAAAGATCATAAGTTACAGACGATGTACTTACTCTACCTTGTAATAAACGATCAATTTTATTAAGAGATGTGTTATATCTTGCAATAAGATTTGTTTCGTGAAGGGCTACCCATAAATTGTAATTGCTATCGACAGCGAGACTGGTTATACCTAGGTTATCAATAACGTTATCAACATCATCTTCATTAACATTATATCCACCATGTTGTACTAATAGCTGTGTACCTCTTGCAATAGTTGTAAAGCTATTAGTAGCGCTTAAGCGGTTATTACTATAAGTTAATAAATCTAAATTGTTTCCATCATCAAGTATAGAAATGTTTCTTAGATTTATTGGATTAGATATTAAAGTATTAACAGGTGTTAATGTAAATTCCTCAGCATCTTGATTTATAATATTAATAACATCATTTCTATAGTCGCCTATATACCCGCGCTTTCTAACGGTACTCCCGCTCTCTGGAGCAACAGCTGTTGCAAATTGTTCACCGGTTAATGATTGTGCAGAAACTGAAAAACTATTAATTGTACCAGTAGAGATTGTTTCTTCACCAGTTTCTATAAGATTTTTTATTACAACTCTAGGTACTAGGTGTGTTGGAGATTTTTGATTATCTCCAGAAACTGCAACTGATCTACCAACAACACCAAATGAAATATCTGCATCAAAAAACGATTCATTAACAACACGTACTTTATATTTTGCAGTTACAGGTGCTGTTGTAGATTCATAAGGTATGAAACTTCCTCTAAACATACCATTTAAAGATGAGCTTAAATTATCATCAGTATTAGGATGGAAAGAAGATGATACTGTTTCTGTATCACTTTTAGCTAACGTAATATATACCTTATCCAAGGTCATATCGCTTGCTGCTATATTATCGTATGAAACAACATTAGTAGAGGATAATGTTAACTTTGGAAATGTTAATACATTTTGTCTATTAATATCTAAAATAGTTGTAACAAATGGTGTATTAACACGTTCCCATTTTTGAGATGGAAATGTTATATCAGATAAACCAGCAGGAGATAAAAGAAGTTCTTGACCGGGATTAAATCTGACGCTTGTAGGTATAGTTATAGGTTTAGTTCTACCTATATTATATGGATTGTCAACAGAGGACAAATTATTTTTTGCCATGTCCTCAGGTTCTGGAATATTTTTATTGAGTTGATATGCAAAAATTATGTTAGGTAAAAAATTATCCTTTGCTTTTGCTTCATCATCTTTAAAATAAAATATGTAATCGCCTGATGTACCTACAAAAACAGAGGTTTCATCTGAAGATAATGCATGTACGTAATTACCGCTATCATCCTTTTTAATATAAATTTTGCTATTTGTGCTTGAAACATTATCAGTTTCTGTATAAACCAAATTGCCGTTATCAGCAGTTGTTCTCTGGAATAAGGACCATGTTTTGTCGGCATGTCTCCATTTAAATTTAAATTTATTTTTAACGCTAACGTATCTTGAGGGAGATCCACTTACGTCAATAAAAAGTGTATAAGGTTCATCTCCATATGCCTGATCAATCTGATAACTATCAAATCGTTTAATTTTTATTTCATTATTTTTTTCGCTAGACCTTATAATTAGTTGCCCGTTATTAAGGGTTGTATCATTTTCTAATCTAGAAGTTACAAAATCTCCAGCAGTAACTGATAATGTTTGTGTACTCTTAACAGTTTCGCCGGCAGATGTAAATCCAAAAATTGAAACGGTATATATACCTGGATATGTATAAACGTGTGATGCGGAAAAAGTATTAACTGTTGTGCTATTACCATCACCAAAGTCAAATATAAATCTATCCCTTGTTATCCATGGAAAGTTTGTTGCAAGAGTTGATCTAGTTACTTCAAATTGCTGGCGGGTCAGCTCGTTCGTCCATGCTGATAGATTACCTGTACCTAAACCACCTGTTGTGATTGTAAACGGTATATTCTGACTATAATCATAGCTCGACATGTTTAATAGGTGCTATTTGTATTTTCTGTTGAGCCTAACTGAGCAACAACTTCTATCTTGCTTTTTATATCTGTTGGGTTGAGTAGATAAGGATATTTAAAAAATGGTAAACCTATATCAGCGGAAGAAAATGTAATGTCTGCATCCGGATATATAGGATTATAAACAAACATGCTTACACCATTAACTTCATAACTATCATCTGTTTTACAGGTTTTAACATTAGCAACACCATCTATTGCTAATAAATCTGTTGCGATGTCTGTAACATTAACTGTTGACCCTAAGCCTAGATCTTCGAAAGCTTTTTTAATTATATTAGTAGCTTTATTTTTGATCTGATCTACACTTAAGCGGGAATCTTTAGCGCGTGTTAATTTTAATTTAGTTGTATCAGCTAACGATACAGCAGCTGTTTCGTCAGATTTAACAACCCCAAATGTACAAGCAACATAAACCGGATCTACTAAAACAGTTTCTGTTGTTAGTATTTTCTTTTCGTTAATACTGTTAATAATGCTATTTTTTAAAGCTGGTGAAAGATAATTACGTCTTACTGTTGTACTGTTAAGTTCTCCTGTTTTGGGTACACAATAAATATATACATTGTTAAAATCACATGCATCTGCAAAAAGATTTTGATTGTATATAGTTCTTGGTTCTTTATTAGCTTTAGATAATTTAAGAGTGTTAATGTTATAATCTAAATGCTCAGTTATATAATCAGAATTATTAACTACTTTAACATCTTTTACAACATTTGCGAAATTTTGTAAGACATGATTAGAATAATCATCTTGATTTACTAATCTATACTGTGAACTAAATGTTCCAGGTGCACGGTCACGAATATCTGTTACAGATTCACCTTCATAATAGTTAGTTGAGCTTGTCGTGTTACTAATAATAACATTACCTAAATCAGAAGGAGTTATATAAGTAATATCTTCTTGTTTTATATCATTAAATATAGTTAAAAACTGGGATGTTGTATATTTGATAAGAGAGTTATTGTCAATGGCTCCGATTCCAATCTCACCGCCTACACCGTCACTCTTAAGATAGTATATAGCAATTTCATCCCCAGCGTTTAATTTTTTACCAGTAGCGTTATTACCAAATTTTATTTCATAGCGTTTATTTTCATTTAAACGAACTTCAAACACATTTGAAGAAGATCTTTCTAAAAATAAATTTTGTACTTGATCATATTGTACCCATTTATTGGTGCTAATATCTCTTACATAGACATTTATAGAAAAATGGTCAATAATTAGATCATCTCCTGGAGTTAAGAAAACTGTTTCAAATTCTTCCCCAATTGCTGTTATAATAGGATATTCTTGATATTGGCCTTGATATAATAAATTGTTATTTTGCAGGTCGGTTAGTACTTCTGTACCAGCTTCTGTTTTAGAGAATGTAATATCTTCTTTTGTTGAATAAAATATACCTCCTGCATTTACAAAACTAAATTTAGGTATCGTATACGTCCCGACGCCTAAAGAACTGTTACCTGTTGCATTAAAAGACAAATTAGCTGTTTGCTGACCTGTTGGTTTATAGTCAATAGTCTTAACAATACGATTAATATTTTCGTAAAGCTCGGCTTCTGTAAATGTTGACTCATTAGAAGTCTGGTTTAGATAAAAAAGCAAAACGTGATAGCTATAAGCTACAATATCTATCATAGATGATAGATTACTACCTTCGTAATTTTGGTCTGTGAAGAATGACTTATTATTAAGCCTGTCTTTAATAAGACTCTTCAACGATAACGCATCAAATGCAGTATATGCATTTGTTGGTAAATTAAAATCTGTCAATTTATCAGCCATAATTAATTCTTAAATTTAAATCCATCTGCACCAAGGTTACCCGTAACAACCCCTCCACGATTATTTAGAGAGGGAATTAATATTGCAATGACTATCTCGTAACTCTCATCCTCTACGTTACCTGTTACTTGAACCTTAGTTATTGTTATTCTTGGTTCTTGTTCTCCTAAGCCAGAATATATTGCACGAGCAATAGTATCACCAGTTTGTTGTGTTATAGGGTCAAAAAGAAATTGCTTTAAATCTAAACCAAGAAAAGGGTTTAATATTTTTTCTCCAGGAGTAGTATTTAAAATATTTTTTATAGACTGTTCGATAGCTTCTAAATCATCATTTGCGCGTACATCTCTATTATTTTTTATGCCAAATTCATTAGTTTGTTTTATTTCTCCTAGCTCTAAATCAAACTTAATATCTCTAAAAGTAAACTCGTCTTTTTGACGCTCCTGTGGTCGAGCACCATCAATGGTAATCTTAGGATTAGCTTTTTGTAAAATGTTAAGGTTTATCGCCACATAATTATTTATTTCATAGGTATTTTTTAAGTAGAGTAGTATTAAATCCTTAGTGAAACAATAAATATTTTATGCAATGAGTGGTAAATTTGATTTAATTGTTGAAACAGCTGTAAGAAGATTGCAGAACCAAGGAATTCTTGTATCTGATCTTGTTAAATTTAAAGATGGATATGAGAGTCATGATTGGACTAAGGGTTTAGGTGAGGTTACTCGCGAATCTTTAAAGCAAGTAATTGAATCTGGTGACAATCTTCGTGTTTCATCAATTAAATCAGCAAGACCTACAACAGCTGATGCTAATAACTTTGCGGCTGTTGATGAGTTTTTCGTAGATGTAGTTCAAGAAAAAGCTCCAGGGCTATACATGAACCCTTTTACTGTACCAATGGAACTTTTAGAAGTTATTGATACAGGCATTAACCTTTCAACAAAAACGCCTGATAATCAGAAAAAAGAAGATCCATCTGATATCAAGCCAGTTGAAGTAGAAGAAAACGAAGAAGCTCCACAAGCTTTCAAAGATGAGACCAAATTACCTGAAACTAATACCACATTGCCAGGTGCTAAAGGTGCTCAAACAGCTCAATATACTACGAAGTATATGGATAACCAATAAGCTAATTAGATAGTTGAATTAAACAACTATAACAGTTGATCTCTTGATCAGCCACAAAAGCACTTCTATAAAGCGCCTCTGCTATAATAACGAGGCGCATTTTTTTCTTTTCTTCAGGCATTTTAACTTTATCAAGAGCATCGAATAGAGATCTTAATAGAGCAGGATAGTCGCCATTAAACTTATCTTCATTTTCAATGATATGTTTACGGAGCTTTAGGACTGCCCCTTTATCGATAAGTTCAATAATATTCTTAGCAAACGTTTCGCAATTATCTGTACTCTTAATCTTTAGAGTATTATCTCTGCAATACTTCTGTACTTCATTAATAATTTTTCTAAAGTCAGGATAGGTATTCTTAAT